TCTCAAAGACATACCTGCGGCACATACAAGTGTTAAAGGTGTTCACAATGTCTAAGAGGGTACTGATCATAGCCGTAGTGGTTTATCTGGTATTCACCACTCAAAACCAGATAACCGGCAACCACACAACAATCAACAGCAGCAGCCCGTCCACAACAGAGGCAAGCAGCACGCCAACAGTCAGCAGAACTCCACAAACAACCACCACCTCCACTGCAGTATCCACCACCATCACCGCAACCACCACTCCAACAGCTTCATGGACCACACAGAGTCAATATTTTAATAAAACAACACAACACCATTGGAGAGAAGAAACCATGATCTCAAGGAATCCTACTGTGCTGGACAGACAGAGCAGAGCAAGTTCTGTGAGAGAACTACTCAACACCAAGTTCTTAATGTTGTTAGGTTTCATTCCAAAGGGTGAAGTCAATCACCTAGAAAATGCCTGCAACAGGGAAGGGAAAAACTGCACAGAATTAATACTGAAAGAAAGGATAGCTCGGTTCTTTTCTGAGACAGAAAAAGAGTCATGTTATAACACTTACCTAGAAAAACACCTTCGCAGTGTTAGCCCTGAAGTTAGTCTCACCCCTTACAGGGTCCTCGGGCTAAGAGAAGACATTTTGCTGAAAGAAATTGACCGTAGAATCATCAGATTTGAAACAGACTCCCAAAGAGTGACCTGTCTCTCAGCATCTCTGCTAAAACCTGATGTCTTTATTAGGGAACAGAGAATTGATGCTAAGCCCTCCAACGGTCCTAAAATAGTGCCTGTGGACAGCGTCGCCTGCATGAACTTAGAAGCTAACGTAGATGTGAGATCAAACAAATTAGTGATACAGTCTTTGATGACTACAGTTAAAATTAGCCTGAAAAACTGTAAGGTCGTAGTCAATTCTAGACAGTGCATCCATCAGCAAACAGGCTCTGGTGTTATCAAAGTCCCAAAATTCGAAAAGCAGCAGGGTGGAACTTGGTCAAGCTACATCGCCGGGGTATACACAGCAACCATTGACCTGTTAGATGAAAACAACCAAAACTGCAAGCTATTTACAGAATGTATTGTCAAAGGTAGAGAGTTGGTTAAAGGACAAAGTGAACTTAAGTCCTTCAATATAGAAGTCCTCCTACCGAGAGTGATGAAGACTAGAAGAAAGCTGTTAGCTGTCACTGATGGTAGCACTGAATGTAACTCAGGGACACAGCTAATTGAAGGAAAGTCCATAGAGGTCCACAAACAAGACATAGGAGGGCCGGGGAAAAAACTGACCATTTGTAACGGCACTAGTGTTCTCGATGTACCCCTGGATGAAGGACATGGATGCTACACCATTAATGTAATCACGTCCAAAAGGGCATGCAGACCAAAGAACAGCAAGTTACAGTGTTCAATTGACAAAGAGCTTAAGCCTTGTGACTCAGGCAAGTGTTTGAGTATCAGCCAAAAAGGAGCAGGCCACATTAAGGTGAGCAGAGGGAAAACCATTCTTATTACTGAATGCAAAGAACACTGCCAGATCCCAGTACCAACTGGAAAAGGGGATATAATGGTGGACTGCTCAGGAGGCCGTCAGCACTATTTGGAGGTGAACATCGTTGATATCCACTGCCCTAACACAAAATTCTTAGGAGGAATAATGCTTTATTTCTGTAGAATGTCAAGCAGACCTACAGTAGCATTGCTTCTTGGCATCTGGATTGGCTGCGGCTATATACTCACATGCATCTTCTCATTTTTGCTATACCACTTAATTTTATTCTTTGCAAACTGTATAAAACAGTGCAGAAAGAAAGGAGAGAGGCTTGGAGAAATCTGTGTCAAGTGCGAGCAGCAAACAGTTAACCTTATGGACCAAGAGTTGCATGACCTCAATTGCAATTTCAATCTTTGTCCTTATTGCTGCAATCGAATGTCAGACGAAGGTATGAGCAGGCATGTAGGTAAGTGTCCTAAAAGATTAGAAAGACTTAATGAAATAGAGCTCTATCTAACTACAAGCGAGTGCCTCTGCCTAAGTGTATGCTATCAACTTCTAATAAGCGTAGGCATTTTCTTGAAAAGAACAACTTGGCTGGTTGTACTTCTGGTTCTGTTAGGGTTAGCCATTTCACCAGTTCAAGGAGCTCCAACAGAGGTCAGTAATGTTAAGCAGGACGGTGACTACAGTATCTGCTATTTTATTTTTGGTTGTTTGGTGACAGCTGCACTTTTGTTGAAGGTCAAGAGAACAAACTCTAATGGCATTGTGGTAGTGGTCGATAGCTTTGGAAGGTGTCCATACTGTAATGAATTCACTGATTCATTGTTTGAGGAAGTGCTTCACGATACACTATGCAGTCTCTGTGTCTGTCCTTTCTGTGAGAAACAGGCTCTTGATCTGGTGACCCTTGAAGAACATGTCAAAGAATGCTACAAAGTTGCAACTAGGAAGGACATATTCAAGATATTAGGGAGAAAGTTCACCAATGCTCTAGTTAGAAGGGAAAAACTGTTCACAACAGGACTGCAGCTCTTCATAAATAAAACAAATGTTGTCGTCTTTGCTCTCATTATGTGCTTCTTGCTACTGTTAACAGGACATAACGCAAGTGCTTTTGATTCTGGTGACTTGCCAGATGGGGTATGGGAAGAATCAAGCCAACTTGTTAAGTCATGTACACAGTTTTGTTATATAGAAGAAGATGTCTGCTACTGCCCTGCTGAGGATGGCGTAGGAAGGAAATTGCTGTTCTTCAATGGCCTTCAGAATTCAGTGAAAAGACTTTCAGATTCTCACAAGTTGTTGACAAGTGTCTCAATTGATGCACCTTGGGGTCGAATTAATGTTGAATCAACTTGGAAACCAACACTGGCAGCATCCAACATTGCCATGAGCTGGAGCTCCACTGACATCAAAGGTGAGAAGGTCATACTATCAGGAAGGAGCACATCCATAATAAAGCTTAAAGAAAAAACTGGTGTGATGTGGAAGCTCGTTGGGTCAGGACTAGCATCAGAAAAAAAGAAACCTTTTAGGTTTCCGATAATGGATTTTGCCCAAGTCTACAATTCAGTATTCCAGTACATAACAGGTGATAGACTACTAAGTGAATGGCCAAAAGCCGTCTGCACAGGAGATTGTCCTCATAGATGTGGCTGCCAAACATCAACTTGTATGGCCAAAGAGTGCCACACACAAGAATGCGTGTCAACCCACATGGTGTTGGGAATTGGTACTGGTTGCACCTGCTGTGGTATGGATGTGGAAAGGCCATTTAATAAATATCTTGGTGTTAAGTGGTCAACAGAATATCTTAGAACTGAGGTGTTGGTCTGCGTGGAGGTCACGGAGGAGGAGAGGCACTGTGAAATTGTCGAGGCAGGAACCAGATTCAACATTGGCCCTATAACAATAACGATTTCTGATCCCCAAAACATTGGAAGTAAGCTTCCAGAAAGTTTAATGACAGTCCAAGAAATTGATGACAGCAACTTTGTCGACATAATGCATGTTGGTAATGTTATCTCTGCTGACAACAGTTGTAGGCTTCAAAGCTGCACTCATGGCAGTGCGGTGACTACCAGATTTACAGCACTGACAGCTTTAATCAAAGATGATCACAGTTCTGGACTCAACCTAGCTGTGTTAGATCCCAAAGTCAATAGTAGCTGGCTATCATGGGAAGGGTGTGACATGGACTACTACTGTAATGTTGGCGATTGGCCAACCTGTACCTACACTGGTGTAGTGACTCAAAAACTCAGAGAGTTTCTCAAACTTGATCAACATAGAAAAAGATTACACACAACGCTTTCATTTTCACTCAAAAAGAATCTCAGCAAAAGGTCACACACTTCAGTTAGACTTGAAGGCAAGACCGTAACCAGGATGGAGGTGAAAGTGACAGCACTGATTGAAGTTGATGGTATGGAGTTACATTCAAAGACAATAAGGCTAAGTGGTATAAGACTAACTGGACTGAAATGCAGTGGTTGTTTTAGTTGCACTTCTGGCATATCATGCAGCGTCAATGCCAAGTTGACTTCTCCAGACGAATTTACACTGCATCTGAGGAGCACCAGTCCCAATGTGGTAGTGGCAGAAACTAGCATAATTGCAAGAAAGGGTCCAAGTGCCACAACTAGCAGGTTTAAAGTGTTCTCTGTTCGTGATACAAAGAAAATTTGCTTTGAGGTAGTGGAAAGAGAATACTGCAAAGATTGTACTCCTGATGAACTCACTACATGCACTGGTGTTGAGTTAGAACCTACCAAAGACATATTGTTAGAACATAGAGGAACAATAGTACAGCACCAAAACGACACTTGCAAATCTAAGATTGACTGTTGGTCAAATTCTATAAGTTCATTCGCATCTGGTATAGGAGATTTTTTTAAGCATTACATTGGAAGCATTGCTGTCGGAGTACTTGGCACGGTTCTTCCTTTCGCCCTTTTAATTCTTTTTTTCATATACGGTGACAAAATGCTTTGGCCTTTCAAAGTTTTTTGTAGGCCATGTAGAAGGTGCTGTAGAAAAAATGAAGGATACAACAAACTGGCTGAAGAAGAAGAGCTGAGAGACATAATTAGAAAGTTCAGTAAAAGTGGTGAACTTATCAACAAAGATGCAAAAGATAAGAGAACTCTTGCAAGACTATTCATGTCTGACAACCCAAAATTAAAAAAGGAAAAAAAACTTTCTGAAATTGCTTAACAGGTACTAAAAGCTAGGTGTACTCACCACAACCACCTAAATCAAGAAGACCTAGTGAATTTTATATAGTTCTAACTTGCTCACAGTTTAAAGTTCTTTTAACTTACTTACTCTATTAATCCACTATGCCTGCTTTTGCTAACTCTAGTTTTAAAACTTGCTGTGCCGCCACGCTATCTTTGAGA